TTTGTTTTTAGCCATGGTTTTTTGGTATTCAAGTAGTTTCTCCCACTTTTCTTTATTGAGTTTTTTGTTAAACTCGAATAAATTACTTTCATAACCTTGAGTAATAACATCTGGCATAATCTCATACAAAGTTTGGAGTACCTGTCTAAACTTGTCTCTGTAGCCATTGTTTGTAGATAGTAAGTCGTCATGTGCAGCAACTGAATGTATGATAGTCGTGTGATCTCTGTCTATTCTAAGCCCAGTTTGCACTAGTTTGTAGTTAAAATAAACGTAAAGAATTACAGTGTAAATTCTTCTAGCATCTACTACCTCATTTTTCCTGCTTCTGCTTAGGATATCAGCTATCTCTACTTTACATTTATTAGCTATAGTAATAAGTACAGTCAACTCTTCGTCACTAGGTTCAAGCACATTTAAGAAGACTTTCTTGTCTTTTTTAATCTTATAAAGTCCAGGATCTAGTAGTCTATCTAGATGTTTTTTCTGTAGTTTATTTTCTTTTAAGAAGTCACTATACATTCTTTCTTCTAAAAGAGTTGATTCTCCTACTGATTTGAGGGTATGTTTAATGGACTCCTTGATACAATCTCTAACTGTTTGCATAATTCTATTAGTTTTTCTTTTCCGTGATCTCTGTAAATGTCACTTGGGTCTTTTCCGTAGGCTCCGTCATATTCAAAAAACGGAATACCATACTTCTCGCTCATCTTCTTTGCGCCTCCTATTCCAGCTGAGTCTGGATCAAACCATAAAACCATGTAATCAAATCGACCTCTCAGTAACTCATAGGCGTTTTCAGACATAGGCGTATTCTCGCTCCTGACAGCTACAGCGTTATAACCTACAGCATGTAGAGTCATTACGTCTTTAGAAGCCTTTGTAATGATAAGCAGACTACCTTTATGCGGAAGCTGCTCGTAGCCTTCAAGTAAGCCGCCAAAGAAGTTTGTACGGAACTTCAACTGTTTCTTTTTAACCAGAGGACGGTAGAGTTTAAACTTGTCTTTTTCTTTATAACGATAGCACGGGTCGTTATCATTGTTTACGTACCACAACTCGTTATTAATCCAAGCTTTGTCTACTCTTCTAACGTCATAGTATTTTAAGATAGTTATGTCGATTCCAAATTGATCCCAAAACATCAAGTCCTTTGCTGTAAATCTCAGCAACTTAACTTTAATTACTGCGGGAACAACTTCAGGTACAACTATTTCTCTAGCTTCTGACTTAAGTTTTTCTTTATCTGATAAGTTCAGGTTGCTTAGTTTAAAGTCAGACTCTATTTTATATAAGATGTCTGGATAATTATAACCCGTTCTCAGCATAGCAATGTCAATTGCATTGTAGTACACTTGTTCTGTTGCGTAGTCTACAAAATAGAAATTACCCTGCCTTGTCCACTTAAAAAAACAACCTGGATTAGAATCTTCTCGAAAAGGATTAGGATAGCGTTTACCTAAAATAATAGAATCTTGGAAATACTCTTCCATAATTCTATCCTGACCTACTATTTTATAGAGGTCTTTTACAGTTGTCTGTATTTCAATTTGATTTACATCCATAATAAAAAGGGGACTATGTTACTAGCCCCCTCTAATTAGTTAGAAAGGAATAGTTCCGTCGTCCTCTGTATCCGTGAAAGGATTAGGAGCGTTGCTAGATGAACCAAACATATCACTTACGCTGTTCTCAACCTCAGTTGTTGCAGGCGCAGCTTCTATGTCGTATTCTTTTAAATCAAAGTTACCTTGGTAATCTGATTTATATCCATACTCACCTGTTACACGAGAAGTAACATAGTCAGTGATTCTACCGTTCACGTTCAAGAAAATTCCAGTAAATACATCTTGGTATTTACCTTCTTTAACGCCCATCAATACCTTAACACCTCCGTTAAGTTTATTGAAGTGGTCAAAAAATGCTTGTAATTCAGAACCATTACCTTTAGCAATAGCGTTCCAATCATCAAGCACAAATGGTTTAGTCTTTGGACTTGCATTAGCATACGCTTTCATAAGGTTGTAGACGTTCTCTTCACCCTCTTTTGCTTCACGAATGCTCTTCATGTCCAAACGACGATCATCTTTAATGTTAGCCATGATTTCACTAGCATTAGCCAGGTTCATAGCCCACATAGTTTTTGTGTAGTTATCTATGTACTGTTTCTTTTCAGACTTAGATATGCGAACATCGCTAGATGCCCACATAGCAAATCTACCTTTAAACTCTATTTTAGACATAGGATGACTAACAAACCAAAAATCTAAACGAGTACCTCTCTCAGCCTCATAGTTTGGTTCTTTAACATCATCTGTGTTCAAAATCTCACGTAGTTTCTTTACGTCAGGGTTAACAGCAATAATTTGAATTGGTGCAAATCCAGTTACTAATTTACGACTGGATGGTTCTCTGGTTTCTAATTCGTTTAAATTCATAATTTTAATTTTAGTTGTTTTCGGTTTCGGGTTCAGTTAATGTTTCTTTTACTTTCTTTGGAATACTTGCTACGGGAGCAGGAGTTGCTGTGTCATCGTTGTAATACTCGTCTACCATGTTACACACCAACTGAAGGTCGTTAGGGATAAGAGTTTCTGGGAACATATCCATAGGACTTTTAGCTGGGTAATTACGGAAGCGATTGGTCACAAAGTGATAGGTAGGAACACCATTCTTGTCCTCGTCAATGTGAGTGTACAAAGCAATAGTGAATAAACCTTCCAATACAATTTGATTGTCCAAGGCTTTGCCGATGGTTTTAATCTTTTGACCTACGATTTTACCTTCGTCTTCTATGTTCTCGGAGTGAGTGATATAGAATACTTTTAGGTCGTTACGAAGTCTGCGCGCAGTAGTCAACATGTTGGTTACTTGCTGTGCAAGGTTCGTGAACTTACTAAAGCCAACCTCGTTAGCCTTACGCATCATCAAGAAAGACATAGAATAGATAGCGTCATCCATAATAACGTTCTTGATGTGTGGAGCCTTCTCACTGATAGTGTTTAAAAGACCAGTAATTTGTGCGATGTCATCTACTTCCATGTAGTTCTTTGCAGCTACATTGTAAAGCTTCTCTGCCCCTCTGAATGGTAGCTCTTTCCTGGCTACGTTAATAATAAAGGTTTCTTTTGGGTTTAGCGATTTAATGGAAGTTGATTTCCCAGTCCCGCTCGGACCTACAATTGCGATTAATTTGCTTGACATGAATGATTAGTTAATTATTATTTGATTTTTTAAAGTCCCATCCGTAAAAAATTACGAAGTCTATGGCCATTTCTTTGATATCCCTACGGACGATGCCTTCTGCTTCTAGTTCATCTATTACTTCTGGATTGTTTTCTATAAATTCTATGAGCCAGTCTTTGAAATCTAATTCATCTCGTACTGTCCATTTATGTTTTGTAAACCACTCTTTGTCGGTAAAATCTATCTGATCGATAGTAATACCAACCCTTTTCGCCATTTCCTCGTAAACTGATTTTAATTTATTTGTCATAATTTTGAATAATGCTCGTAATATCCTTTGGTAGGGCTATTCATTTCTTCGGGTCTGGGCAACTCTAAATACTCTCCGTTTGCCCCATTAAAATATAATCCTACACAAGAATTTTCTAGACCAAAATGTCTGTCCTTTAAAAACATTAAAGAACGATACTTCTGTCCTAGAATAGATACGTCATACCCGTTATGTGCAGGTATGTTGTATCGAGATGGATTAAATAATCCTAAGACTACCTCGTAATCTTGTTGTACGCCTTTGTTTAGATGCAGTTCTTCCAGGGAAGGTTCTAGCATCTCTTCAATCAGCGCACCTCTGTTAGTGTACTGAGCACGTTCTGAAGATGGGGTTTGCTGATGGACTATAATATTAGCCATCTTGAACCGCTTAGAAAACAAATCCAGCACAATGTCTTTTACCATATAGTCAATAGTCTGATAGGGAGTGAGGCGCATCTTTGTGTCTGCTGCTGTCTCACTAGATAAAAGACTAATGTGATCTAGGATATAAAAGACCCAGTTATCATCTGATTTATAATGATAAGCTACTGGTACTTGTCTTCCGTTTACTTCTTTGTATTCGTAAGTTCCTATTTCGGGATTGTCAAAGTACGACCTAACATGCTTTTGAATACCTGTTGGGTTCCTGATGTAATCAATGACTTCTACAAATCCCTGTAGTTGATTAATAAATCTCTCTGCTTCTTTGATTTTTAAAAGTAAATCTGTGTTTACTGTGAAAGAACCAATAGATTTAAGTTGAGATACACTTATGGTTATTTTATACTTTTCATACAAGAACATTGATATAAATGACATCCAAAAATCCGTCTCACTTTCTTCTAGTGCAAAGTAAAAAACCTTTGGCTTGACGTTTGTCTTATAGGTACGTTTATAGATGTTGAGTATTGTAAAGTATTTTACAAATTTTGTCTTACCCACACCAGAACCTGCTGTGATAGCGGTTATAGAGCCGCGAGTAAAACCACCGTAGTTTTGAGATAATCTATCGAAAGGAGGAAGAATAGAAGTTATTCCACCATTCTCTTTGATAGTTTTATTACGCTCAATTTGACTAAATACATCATTAAAGCGTAGCATTAGATAATACTTCTTGAGTTATAGTTCCCTTTGTTACCAGTGCTTCTGTACTCTTCGCACCAACTAGCTA